GATGATTTAGATTTTGATTATAAAAAGAAAATCTTTCATACCTTTGCTAGAATATATGACACACAAGTTGGCATGGCAGAAACAGATCCATTTAAAGTTAATGTATTTAAAACTGCTACATTTTTTAAAAAAGATGATGCTCCTAAAAAGAAAAAGTCAGGTAAGATTGACTTTGAAGAATGGAACTTTGATAGAATAAAAACTATTATTTCTAAAATACCATCTGAGCCATACCAATTAATGTTTAAGTTAATGGCAGAAACTTCTTGCAGACCTAGTGAAGCAAGAGCAGCACAAAGAAAAAACTTTCATTTTAAAAGAAACATACCAGTATTTGAGGTAACTAATTCTGTTGATTATGAAAAACAATTAGCACCACCAAAGACAGAAGCCGGTTATAGAGAACTTGAAATAAGTGCATCATTAAAAGATCAACTTATAGATTACATGAATACTTTACCTGAAGATCAACAATGTATCTTTTTAAATTCTAAAGGTAAATTCCATGATTTAAAAAATATGATTACTTGCCTAGACAAAGCAGTTAAATCATTAAATCTAAAGCTCCCTGT